AGGCTTAGCCCTATCCTCTCCTACAGTAAGTCTTCCAGACTTTATATTCCAAAGCACAGACTATGACTCGTGGTACAGCGTCCAGAAAACTCACCTTACTCCGTATTTTACCTTTTCAGAAAACCCAGGGTTTATAAGGTTTCAGACCTTAGATATAGACAACCAGCCATCAAAAGCTGTTTACGCAATATTTGAAATTGAGAGCTTCAGCTCTGACCCCAAGATAATTCTTAAGCTTGTCAACAAGGTTAATGGCGATAGCTTTTCTGTTATCCTGCTGCAAGACGTTTTGAGTTATGAGCTAACTATTAGAGGACAAGCCTCCGTCATTAGCACGAAGCAAGGTATCACTCTTAATGAAAAAGTTTTCGTGGGGGCATCGTTTGTTTCCTTAAGCAACTACTTTGGTTCAGACGTGCTGTCTTTCTTCAGCAATGTCCAGCAGTTGATGATGTTTGTTGCGGGAGACAATACCTATACCTCTCAATTCGATGGAAAGATCTACAAGGTTGGACTGTGCACACAAAGAAACGTAAACAAAGTACCAGAGTTTTTTGAAGTTGAAGAGCTGGGTTATGTTGACGCAGGATTCTATAACATGTCCGTTTGGTCTAATGTCTTAGACGGAGGAATCCCGTCCTCCTTTACGTTCGAGGAATTGTACGACCACATAGCAACCTACACCCTAACGGCATCTATAGACTATGGAGTCTATAGCCTAGACGTTGACTGCGACTCTTATTGGCAGGACTACCTTCCGCTTTCATACTTTGCTCAGTATGTAAAAGATTCCTTTGGGGAAGAGTATTACGACTTATCCTTTCTCCAGCTTAACGTAGACTATCCATCTACTCCTAAGTTTAAGCTGTCCTCGTATGACACAGATGAGGCTCTCGTAAAGACTTACGTTAGCTTTCAGCTCATAGAGTCTGGGGCAACTAAGCAGCTGTCTGAGTTTTCAGATGTAGTCACAGCTCGAAGAAACAACGTGGTAAACCCCACTGCCATCAGGTACGGTGCAGGGTGGATAAACACAGCATTTGAGGTGGTAGATGGAACGATTATCTACCCTCCAAACGACGTGCCCATGACCTCTTGTGCCATTGTTACACACATCGAGATGAAGGTTAGGGGGGCTATAAAGAACAAAGTCGGGCTAAGGAGTCTACAGTATGCCTCCCAAGCTTTCAACGATACCACCTCTAATCCAATCGGGACAAAGTTTAACGTCCCTATCTTCCCTTACAAAAGATACTCACTCTTTTATGACTACAAGTCTAGGAATCCATATAGGATCTACAGAGGCAGCACCCCTTACCTCTACCTGACCAAGAAGAGCGGGATAGAAAAGGTAGGAGATTATGACGCGCTAATTAACAGGGGCTTCTTAATCAACGTCAATGAAAAGGCAGCAGAGAACTACAGTCTAATAGCTACGCAGATGTTTATGTTCTTTGGTCAGGATAGCTTTCCAACAGGCGAAACGAAAATCTTTGAGCTTGAGTCGAATTACGTTTCTATAAAAGTCTTTATGCAGCCAATTGACAACTCTAACAAGCGCGTAAGGCTTTACGCACTAAATGCAAAGACTGGTCAATTCCAGACAGGACTGGCATTCTACATAAACGGAAAGATAGTCAAGACTCCTACAATTAACCTTAACGAATGGACAGCCCTGGGAATAAGGTTTGCAGAGCCTCTTAGGTTTGATTCATCTGTCGGTGCCATAAGATTTACGGGGCCGATGCTGGTAAACAACATATCGTATTACGAGTCCAGTAGCTTGCAAGAGGTAGAGCGTCAGTCCGTAAGGCTCTGGGATGCCGTGTCAGCCAGTTCAAATTCTTGGGCTTACTGGAAGAACCTTCTAACTCAGTCCGCTACTGATTATCTTTGGAATGACGTATTAATCCTTTCTTCCACACAATATTATGGAGTAAACCCCTCAAGTATCTATAAAGCTTACGCTGGAACCAATAAGATCGTAGCAGGAGATGATTCTGTTCTATATGTCGGAGGTATTCTTGGCTATAAGATCACAAACGGTTTGGCTTGGTCATCTTCCATCGTCAAACCTCTATAGTATGGTATACTAGTGGTTATGATAGACAAAGACAACGGACAAATCAGTAACTCTAAAGCCACAGTTATTGAAAAAGATTACCCATGGGGTATATATTTTTGGAAGAAAGCAAATGGAAAGCCCTTTACGGATGGCCATGGTAGCGTACTGAACATCCCATCTCACAAGGGGGACGCTCTGCAGATAGCAAAGATTAAACAAGAAGCTACGGCTCTTGGTCAGGGAGATGGCTCTTATGAGTTCATGCCTGGAGTTGCCAGGGTATCTGAAGATGAGTACCAAGAGCAAAAGGAACGAATGGCTAGCGGCCTCCTTCCAAACCTAAACGATCTTGGCTCAGTACAGGCAGCAAAAGATACGCTAAGGCTTTACGGGGACGAGGGATAATGTCTGAATACGTAATAGGCGCCAGCCTGCCAGAATTTGAAAAAGAGCCAGATCCATTCAAGGCTCAAGACCCTTTCTTAAAAGAGTGGGACGTCCTAAAGGGGCTCTCTGGGATTGATAAAAACTTTAAGCGCAGGTCTGAAAGAATTCAAAAAGCAAACAACCCTCCTATAGTTGACACCACAATGGCTTACAACAACATAGATGTAACATCCGCAATATACCAGGACAGTGCTTTGGCTGTCAATACTGGTAACGGGGCAAACTCCAAAGAGCTTAACCCAGGAGCGGTGTACCGTAATGGGTATGGCATGTTTGATGTGATTACACCTCCCTGGAATCTTTATGAACTAGCAAACTTTTATGACACATCATTTGCCAACCACGCAGCCATTGATGCAAAGGTAGAAAACATTGTTGGTCTGGGCTACAGCTTTGACGTGTCCAAAAGAACAATGATGAAGCTTGAGTCTAACGAAGATCCAGAAGCTGTCGCTCGTGCTCGTAAAAGGATTCAGAGAGCAAAAGTGGAAATGGAAGATTGGCTAGATAGTCTTAATAGGGATGACTCCTTTACTAGCACAATGATGAAATTTTACACGGACGTTCAGGCCACAGGAAACGGGTACCTTGAAGTTGGTAGAACCACGAAGGGTCAGATTGGTTATGTGGGCCACATACCTTCAACAACAATGAGAGCCAGAAGGCTACGAGACGGATACGTTCAGATCATAGGTAATAAGGTTGTATACTTTAGAAACTTTGGGGCAACGAACACAAACCCCATGACAGATGATCCTAGGCCTAATGAAATACTTCACTACAAAGAGTACTCTCCCCTAAATACCTTTTATGGTGTGCCAGACATTATGTCTGCCATATCTTCTCTTTACGGAGATCAGCTTGCTTCTCAGTACAATATTGACTACTTTGGGAACAAAGGCGTACCACGTTATGTCGTAACTCTTAAGGGAGCCAAACTGTCCTCTGAGGCAGAGGATAAGATGTTCAGGTTCCTGCAGACTAGCCTTAAAGGACAGTCTCACAGAACCCTTTACATTCCATTGCCGGCAGATTCAGATAACAATAAAGTTGAGTTTAAGATGGAGCCTATAGAGAATGGGGTTCAGGAAGCATCGTTCAACGAGTATAGAATTCGGAATAGGGATGATATACTTGTAGCACACCAAGTACCTCTATCAAAGATTGGTGGAGCGGACTCGTCCTCTATAGCAGCTGCCCTAGCCCAAGACAGAACGTTTAAAGAGCAAGTTGCCAGACCAGCACAGACTAACCTGGAGAAGATGATAAAGAAGATAATTAGAGAAAAGACTGATATCTTAGACTTTGCCTTTACCGAGTTAACCCTTACAGATGAAATTGCTCAGTCTCAAATACTTGAACGCTATGTCAAGACACAGGTCATGACTCCTAATGAAGCTCGTGAGTCTCTAGGATTGCCTCAGAGGCCAGATGGAGACTCTCCATTCGAAATGTCACCAAGACAAGCAACAGATGCAAGGGCTAACCTTGCAGGTAACCGATCAAGAGATGCAGAAAGATCTAACAACGAGTCAGATTCTACGTCTACGTTAAGCGGTAGGAACGCCCAAGGAGAAGGGACATCCTCTGATTAGTTCCTCTAAACATAACGTTTTGAGAACATTTATCGTAAAAAGGGTGTATAATAAACTAGCATGACTATATCAAAGGTTCACCTAGATACCGAGGGCGACAACGTTCGTCTCTCGATGCCTTTCAGCAAGGTAGATAAAGAGAGACGTATTGTCTCTGGTTTTGCCACACTCGACAACGTGGACAAGCAGGATGACATCGTCACAACAGAGGCAAGCCTAGAAGCTTTCAGAAAGTTTCGTGGAAACATCCGAGAGATGCACCAGCCCCTAGCCGTTGGAAAGATGGTATCCTTCAAAGAAGAGAAGTACTTTGACCCAGAAGAGAAGAAGTTCTTTTCAGGCGTATATGTATCTGCATATGTTTCCAAGGGTGCTCAGGCAACTTGGGAAAAGGTATTAGACGGAACCCTGTCAGGATTCTCAATTGGTGGAAGAATGAACAAGTGGGATGACGCCTATGATGAGAAGTCAGATGCAAAAATTCGAATTATTAAAGATTACGACCTCGTAGAGCTATCGCTCGTTGACAACCCCGCAAACCAGTTTGCAAACATTATGTCAGTTGAAAAAGTTGATGGAATTAATGTCGTAAAGAGCTCTTCCCCAGATACATCTTTTGAGAATGTGTTCTGGGATGACCAGTCAGGAATTGTCCTGGTATCTGAAGATGAGTCATATCTAAGCCCCGTAAGCGGCGAAGAGATGAAGAACATAGGTTTCGTTGAGAAAAACGATAACGAAAAATCAGAAATGATAAAGTTCTTAGTTGATAGTGCTAAAGGCATTAATTTTTCTAAGATAACAAAGGAGGAAGACCCTATGACTGATAACACAAGCGCAGAAGTAGTCGAAGTGGCTACAGTTGCTGATGCAGCAGCGGTCGCTCCAGAGGCAGATGCCAACACCGGTCTACACGAGTACGGTGAGGTTCTCAAGACAGAAGATATGGAAGAAGACGAGATGGAAGAGAAGTCAGCAGATGCTGAAGTCTTGGAAGAGAAGTCATCAGACATGTCCGTTGAGGACGAAGAGGAAGAAGACAAGTCTTATGACGAGATGAAGTCTGACAGCCAAGAGTCCCCTGTCGAGGTTACCGAAGAGGTATCAAAATCAGATGATGTAACCGATGCTGTATCTCAGCTTAAAGACGGTATTACATCAGCCTTTAGCGATCTATCAACAGTAATCAAGTCACTAAATGACGAAATTGTTGAGTTAAAGAAATCTCTAGGTCTTGTATCTTCAAAGATACAGGATGCAGAAGGAGACTTCAATGAGTTTGGAAAGAGAATCGATGCAGTTGAGGCTGACACCGCTTTCCGTAAATCTGGCGATCTAGGCGAGATCGTACAGGAACAGCCTGAAACTAAGGTTGAGAAATCCCTATGGGGCGGACGTTTCCTCAAAACTGCCGATTTATTCAATTAATAAACAATCACTTAGGAGGTGACATAATGTCGGAAGATATCAAGAAAAATAATCCAGATGCAGCAAGCGCAGACAGCGGTTTGTTTAATGGTGAAGGTGCATTTGCATCAGGAGGTATTGGTGGGGTAACTACTCCCGCAGCGGGAACGCTCGGAATGATCCCAACAGCATCACTTGGTTCAACAACTGGCGCAAACGCGGTTAATCCTTCGGGTGATGCTGGTAGCGGAATTCTCCGTCCAGAGCAGGCTCGTCGATTTATCGATTATGTTTGGGATGCTACTGTACTCGCCAAAGATGGCCGCAGAGTTACAATGCGGGCCAACACAATGGAACTCGAGAAGGTTAATGTTGGAGAGCGTGTTATCCGTGCAGCTGCACAGGCAACAGGCGACTACACTAACTCTGGAGCAACATTCACAAAGGTAGAGCTTACCACACGCAAGATTCGTCTTGACTGGGAAGTATCTGCAGAAGGTCTAGAAGACGGTATTGAGGGCGCAGCTCTTGAGGACCACCTAGTACGCTTGATGACAAATGCTTTTGCAAATGACATCGAGGACCTAGCCATTAATGGTGACGGTGCTACTGGTAACTTCTTGTCCATCATGGATGGCTTTGTTAACAAGGCCAAGACTGGTGGAGACGCACACGAGTCAATCGTTACCGTCGCTGGCAATGCATGGACTCCAGAGGTAATGCAAGACATTATCACTGCCATGCCACGCAAGTACCGCGCACTTAAGAACAACCTTAAGTTCTACGCTGGTACCGACGCCTTCCAGGGAATCGTTAAGAATAACGGTACCCTAGCAGACGCAGTCGCTGAAGCCTTCGCAGGCCAGATCAGTGGCACTCAGGGAAACACACAGTCCTATCTAGACGGTAACGGTCAGACATTCGGTGGTGCTCGCACCACACGTGTTCTAGGCGTAGACGTTCAAGAAGTTCCGTACTTCCCAGCAGGATATGTAGACCTTACATTCCCTCAGAACCGTATTTGGGGTTTCCAGAGAGACATTACTGTTAACCGAGAGTACAAGGCCAAGAAGGACACCATTGAATATACCGTATTCGTACGTTTTGGTATTCAGTGGGAAGAAGAGGACGCCATTGCGTTCGCTGACGCTGCTTCAGATGCTTAATTTGTAACAGTATCCTTTTTAAAAGGGGGCAGGGGCATCTCGCCTCTGCCCCTCTTTAAGTTTAATCTGATATAATTATCACAGGAGGAATATCAATATGACACAAAATGTATTTAAACCAGAAGCTAGAGATGGCGATGGAGACGGCCTAGTTCAAGACGGAACTAAGTTTGAAAGACCAGAAGGAGAAACACAGGAAGCCTTTGAGGGTAAGCCTTCAGACGTAGATGTTGCCGATGTTGTCGAAGAAGAAGCTGTAAAGACCGAGGGTGTAAACGTAATAACATCCCCAGATCCAGTACCTTCAGAGCCAGCCTTAGCGCCAGTAAAGGATGGAGCTATCGGCTCATCATCAAAGAAGCCACCCACCAAAGCACCAGCTAAGAAAAAAGCTGTTGTTAGTGAGGAAAAGGTTGCAGTATTTTCCGAAAGAAACCTAAGCTGGAGTGGTCTTGGTAAGGTTTATAGAGGTTACAACATAGTATCCAAGAAAGATTCCATTCAGTGGGTAACTCTTGGAGCTGTTCGTCTGGCAACCCCAGAAGAAATAAAAGAGGAATTCGGCAACTAGCATGGAGATATTGAGGGTTCCACCATATCCAATAGTAACTACTTGGGACGTACCAGAAGCAAATACTTCTTATGTAATTTATGTAGAAGATTTGGTGGATCACTCATTTCAAAATGCTGACGTAGTCTCAAACGCTACATCTAAGATAACCTACTCTCTTCCAAAGTCAATGGTACAATTTGACAGGAAGTTCTTGTTCAAGGTATTAGACTCAACAGGGCAAACGGTAGTAGAAGACAACCTAGACATCTATAGGCCCTACGTAGACCCCAAAACATTAGGTACAACAGCTTCAGAAATCTTGGAGTACAAGACCTTGGAGATAGTCTCCAGGGCAATTATTGATAGCGTAGTAGCCAAAGGCTTTTACAATAAAAAAGTAAACGTGCAAGCTGCTGGGCAGGGCTCAGATTATATGCCATTATGGTACGATGTAAACAAAGTACTACGTGTTCATGAGAACAGCAAATTAGTTTTTGATGGAGAAGACGTCAAGCTAAGAATCTCAGGATTCCATGATGTAGAGCAGCCAGTAACAAAAGATGTAGGCCTAACAACAGTTGAGGCAAACAAGTATGAAGTAGGAAATAGGATTGTAATCTCTGGTGTCCAAGAAGAGTACGAATCACTTAACGGATCTTTTATAGTATCAGAAATAATTGATGAGCATTCTTTTAGGGTCAGAGCAAAGATCGCAGACTACTCAGCAGTTGCAGATGAAAATTTTGCCCTAGCTCTTAGGGGTTGGGATGTCTTGTACAAGGTCTCAAGAGATAACTCGGCAATCGTAAGAGAGCTCGCTGGCGTAGTAAACAGGCTAGAAGGCCGGCAAGTCACAGTACCTATTGGTCGAGGAGACCTGGTGTATGACGCAAGAAACTTCGGAGACTTTCCTAAAGGATGGGACTATAACTTTGTTCTGGATGTAGGCCCCAAGGCCATTTCTCCAGACATCGAGTATGCCACAAAGCTTCTAGTTGAAGACCTCAAATGTGGAAAGCTTGAGTATTTTCAGAGGTATGTATCTGCTTATAACACGGACCAGTTTAAGATTCAGTTTGACAAGCAACTCTTTGGTGGAACAGGAAACCTAATAGTTGACAAGATCCTGAGCCGACACGTTGACACGATTACTAGGCTAGGAGTCCTGTAGTGGCTGCATGTGACGTAATCGACTTTACCTTTCCGATGCAGGTAGACATCCTGCACCCAATCGTAGAGCAAGGAAGTTACGGAAACATAAAGAAGGAATGGCTGCTAGACAGAACCATTGCTTGCAACTTCTCCTCCGCAGGTTCTGCATTTTCAGAAGACGTTAAGCCAAACATAAACATCACCCAAGAGTTCGTCTTGGTAGGTCGGTTAAAAGCCGACCCTAGGCTTTCCGCAAGGCAGGAAAAGAACTCTATAACTAACGTAATCTTAACTAACATTAAAGACAAGCAAAAGAATTATCTTTATAACGAAACTGCTGGGGTTCGCTCAGGCAGGTCTACTATCTTTGAGCTTGCATCTGTAGAGCCTTTTGTAGGGCCTTTCGGAAGCATCGAATATTATAAGGTAGTAATACGAAGGTCCGAAAACCAGGCAGGAAATATCTAATGAGGGCTGTGTTTGGGATGTCATCCTTTAATAAAGACATGAACAATTTGGTCCAGTACTCCATTGGCTTTCTGGACGGTGCCCAGAGGGGCAAAAGAGTATTCAAAAGGGAGATAGGTAAGTCAGCCGTAGAGATGGCTAAGCAGTTTATAGACTCAAATGCTAGGGTGGACCCAGAGGCACTGCAGCACGTATACGAGTGGTACAGTTCCGGAAACCCATCGGCAAGGCTGTACGACATAGACTACGTTGTTACTGGTGCTGGGGTTTCAGTCTCTTCAACATTCAGGCAATCAGAAGCTATCCAGAACGGCTCTAATGTACCATTTTACGATAAGGCAAGAATCATGGAGTACGGAATCCCTGTCAGGATTACTCCAAAAAGATCTACGGTCCTTGCTTTTGAGCAAGACGGCGAGACAGTGTTTACTAGGGGGCCGATTGACGTAGCCAATCCTGGAGGGGTAGATGCCCAAGGATCCTTTGAAAGGGTCTTTAACATATTTATGGACCAGTACTTTTCTCAGGCGTTCCTTGACGCCACGGGGTTAAGGGCATACTTATCCAGGCCCAAGGCCTTTCATAATAACATTAGAAGCGGTATGGCAGGCGGAAAATCTATAGGCCTGTCTGCAGGGTACTCCTGGATAACAAAGGCACAGGTAGACATCTAATGGCTATATATTACCCCCCAGCTTTTATTAACTCATATCTAGCACAGGCCGTACCAGATACGCTTGGGGCAGATTTTGTGTTTCCCTTCTTCCCGACTTCACCAACAGCTATCGAGGACTTGACAGTATCCTTTCCTGACGCGGCTAATAATATTTTTGCTGTTTACGATAGAATGTTTAAAATGAGAAAGACTCCATTTCCTCACATAAAGTCAGAGCAGCTCTTGTATTACTTCTACAAGACATCTGGTGATCCAGTGCAGCTGATTGAAGCCACGCAAGTAATACAGGACCTTCTAGACAGAGAAGACGAGTCTGCTCAGGAGCTAAACTCTTTTTCTGTAGCAAAGCAGGCATCTGCAAACCCACTTCTAGACGATAAAGGAGAAGTCCGACCTACACCCTTCTTTCATAGAATCAAGATTTACCAGCTAGAAGAGACTAGAGACCTCATTGATTTTGGCACTGCAAGGACCTATGCGGGGAATAAAATAATCATTGACTACGACTGGCATAAATAGATAGTTAAAAAAACGTGGTATAATAATGATGAGGAAACAAACGCTCTTTACTCTATTTAAGGAAAAAGAGGTGAAATAATATGGCATATACACGTGGATCTAGTTCCAACATTATCGTTGGAGCAGCAGCACTATTTACGTACGAAGATGGGCTTCTTACAGACGCAGATCTTCCAGCTTACGTGGATGACGTGTCGTTCAAGGAAACACTTGATGGCGACGTAGACTTCCGTAACGTAGGCTACACAATGAACGGCCTAGAGATTTTGTTTCAGCCAGACTTCGGAGAAGTTCAGGTTGACCAGGTACTAGACGTTGCAAAGCTTTACAAGCAGGGAATGCAGGTTAATCTTAACACTGCTTTCGCTGAGTCCACTCTAGAGAACCTCTTGTTTTCTATTGCTGGAAAAGACGCAGACCTAACTACAGTTGCACTGAACCCAACACTAAACCTGTCCGCAGGTGAAATTGGAGAATGTCCAGTTGAGAGAGGCCTAGTAGCCGTTGGACCAGGTACAGGAGACTGTGCACTTTCTGACCAGGTTGAGCGCGTCTATGTTGCATACCGAGCACTCTCCATTGAGAATGTTACAGTATCAGCAAAGCGTGATGAGGCAACAATGTTTGAGGTCTCGTTCCGTCTTCTACCAAATGACTCAGCGTCATATGGAAAGATCGTAGATCGCACAATCCCAGCTGCATAAAAAGTAAATATAATTTAATATAGATTTCCCTCTCAGATTGCATCTGGGGGGGATTTCTTTTTGCTATACTTATAGGATGGCAACTAAAATTTATGAATCCGGTATCGTCGAATTAGTCGACGGTACAGAGCTTTATGTCACCCCGTTAAAAATTAAATATCTCAGAGAGTTTATGGATGCCTTCCGGTATATCGAAAGTTCAGAGAATGATGACGAGTCCATGACACATATCCTAGAGTGCGTAAGGATATCTATGAAGCAGTTCTGCCCTTCAATAAAAACCATTTATGACGTAGAGGATAACCTTGACATACAAGGTCTATACGCAATACTAAAGTTTGCCGCTGGGATAAAGATAGAGCCTGAGAATGAGCCCTCTGAAATAAAAGAAAAGGCTACGGACTCTTCAGTGTCCTGGGAAAACACAAAGCTTGCAGAGCTTGAGGCAGAAGTGTTCCTTCTGGGAATATGGAAGGACTATGAGGACCTAGAGCTTTCAATGTCTATGCCAGAGCTGTCTGCCACTCTTAATGCAAAGAGGGAAGCTGAATACTCAGAGAAAAAGTTTTTGGCAGCAATTCAAGGTATTGACATCGACAAGCAGTCGGGCAAGAAAGATGAGTGGGAAGAAATGAAGGCTCGTGTATTCAGTGGTGGAAAAGCTAAAGATGCAAACGACATTACAGCCTTGCAGGGTGTAAATGCTAGAAACGCTGGCTTCGGAATAGGCATGGGGCTGGGTTACGAGGATTTAACTAAAAAATAAAAATCCCCTTTGTGGTATACTTGTAATAACCAAACGGGGCTATGGAGAGGAAAAAAGAATGGCTGTAACTATTAACGAAGAGAACACACTAAAGCTAATGGATGGATCTACCATAACTGTTAGACCACTAAAGATTTCGCTGCTGCGTAGTTTTATGAAAAAGTTTGAGCAGGTAGCGCAAGTTGCCGATGACAATGAAAAGTCGATGGACGTACTCATGGAGTGTGTCCAAATCGCAATGAGGCAGTACAAGCCAGAGATAGCAGAAGATCTTGCGGCTCTTGAAGAAGTTTTAGATTTACCTACTCTATACAAAATTGTAGAAGCAGCATCAGGTATTGATATGGGAGACACTTCAGTAGTATCTAATCTGACCAAATAGCCAGATAAAGGGAGGTGTAGTTTATGGCCGATATTGAATCCAATATACGGATAGATATAGACACAGCCGGTGCACTGGCGTCGATAAAAGCCCTCCAAAGCAAGATCTCCGGCTTCCAAGCACAGATGAATCGCGGTACGGCTGCCCAAGCCCAAGCCGCAAGCAAGTTATCTCAGCAGCTTGTCAGTGGTATAAACTCCACTGGCAAGTTTTCTGCTAGCATCCAGAGTGTTCAGACCTCTGCCGAATCCTTTACCTCGTCCCTTGAGAAAAACAAGCTCTCAATGGGGCAATACTTCCGTTACGCCGGCGCATCCACAAAAAGCTTTGGAAGAATGTTCACCTCAGAGCTGGGTGTTATTGAAAAGACAGCCAGGGAAAGAGTCAAGACTCTTCAAACCCAGTACGTAAAACTAGGTCGAGATGCCAGCGGTGCTATGAAGTCTATAGCTATAAGGCCTCTGAATCTAGATTTAGAAAACCTTGGAACACGGACCGCAATTGCCGCTCAAAAGCAGCAGATTCTTAATCAGCTACTTAGACAGGGCTCCACGAATCTTCTAAACTTTGGTAAGAACACCCAGTGGGCTGGTAGACAGCTAATGGTTGGATTTACAATACCTCTTACTATTTTTGGTGGGATAGCTTCAAAGACTTTTATGGAGCTAGAAGAGCAGGTCATAAAGTTTAGAAAAGTTTATGGTGACATGTTCACAACTGACATCCAGGCAGATAAGGCCCTAGAGGATGTTCGAAGGATTGCGAACGAGTTCACAAGATATGGGGTTGCTGTAAAAGACACTCTTAGCCTAGCTGGGGACGCTGCTGCCGCAGGATTCGCGGGAGAAGATCTTAATAGGCAGACAGAGCAAGCAACAAGGCTCGCCGTACTTGGTCAGCTAGATCAGCAAAAAGCTTTAGACACAACTATATCCTTGCAGAACGCATTCAGGCTATCCTCTGATGAGCTAGCAGACTCTATCAATTTCCTAAACGCAGTTGAGAACCAGACAGTTGTTGCCCTAGATGATGTTACTACTGCAATTCCAAAGGTAGCAACGGTAATTCAGGTTCTTGGAGGAGACGTCAAGGACCTGTCCTTCTTCCTGGCAGCCATGAAGGAGAGCGGCGTCAATGCGGCAGAGGGCGCAAATGCCCTGAAGTCGAGCCTTGGGCGCTTAGTTAACCCCACGACCGCAGCCAAAAAGATGTTGTCAGGTTTTGGAATTGATGTTGTCGGAATTGTTGAAGGTAACGTAGGAAACCTTAGAGGGACCATGCTCGAGCTAGGCGAAGCCCTAGACACTTTGGATCCTTTGAATAGAGCCCGAGCAATGGAACAATTGTTTGGAAAGTTTCAGTTTGCAAGGATGTCAGCACTGTTCGACAACATAAATAGAGACGGCAGTCAGGCAGCAAGAGTCCTAGACATAGCAGCAATGTCTGCTTCTGACCTTGCAAACGCCGCCGAAAAAGAGCTTGGAGTTTCAGCAGCCTCCGCGATGAACGAGTTCCGAGGATCTCTAGAAAGACTTAAGGCAAGCCTTGCCCCAATTGGAGAACTATTTCTTAGGCTTGTAACACCAATAATGGACTTTGCTGCAAAAGGTTTAGATAGCTTTAACGGTCTTAGTGACGGGATGAAGTCTGTTGTTGCAGGCTTAGGTGTCGCACTGGGAGTTATAGGCCCCGTAGCCCTGATGACTTTTGGATTGCTTGCAAACGGAGCGGCAAACATAATCAAGGGTTTCTTAGCCCTGCGTCAAATGTTCCAAAGTACTGGAAAGCAATCCCAAATCCTTGGAGAGCAAACACAGTACCTAACGGAAAAGCAATTACAAGAGATGGCTGTTGCAGCCTCTTTGGAGCAGGCACACAACAGGCTAGCACAATCCTTCACTTCTGAGGCCGCCGCTATTGAAAAGCTTGTGGTTGCATACGGAAAAGCAATTCAAAGGCAGCAGCAATTTGCAGGAGTTGGCATAGCTACAACTATGGCGGCACCGAGAAAGATGCAAGCAGGAGGAGTTGTTTCTGTTCCTGGATCTGGCAAGGGAGACAAGGTCCCCGCAATGCTGGAGCCTGGAGAAGCTGTAATTCCAGGGGCAATGGCCAAGAGGTACGCTCCATTAATTAACGGTATGATTGCTGGAAACATTCCAGGATACAAGAAGGGGAGATCTTCTGTAGGAGGATCTCTAGGCTCCCCCTCTGGTCAGATTATGCAGGTGACAAACAGGAACAGCCTTGGCGCTATAGAGACTCTTGCTTCAAACATAAACGGCGCTGACGACCTAATCAACCAGGCATTCACCAATCTTGCAAATAAAACAGACATAAGGATTAAAGACTTTGTCGAAGAAATAAAGAGAATCGCCCAAGAAACTGGACAAGGTGTTCCACAAGCCATATTAGACAGGGGCGACAGGAAGTCCAGTGCAAGCTCTGTTGGAGAAAGAAGACCTCACAGGCAGCAGATAGGCGAAGAACGAGGGGCCAAAGGAGTTGCGGAGTATGAGCGCGAGCTAAACACAGCAAAGAAGTTGCGGACAGAGCTCGAAGCAATAAACAAAACAAAGATTAAAGCCGGTAAGACCGCAATGTTCTCTGACAAAGAGATTAAAGACATGACCCAAATAGATCGATCTCACATTATCGGTGTAGATAAGGGTCTTGGAGCAAAAAGTTTTAACAGTGAGTTTACAAAGCCAGAGGTTGGGGCTAGAAATAGACTCTCCGGAATGATGCAGCTAAGCCCAAAGAACCAGTCCATGATGAAAGGCACCATGGAAGAGATGAACATGTCTCAGAAAGAGGTTGATGCTCTTCAGGACAAGTACACTCGAGGTTTAGCTCTGACAGAAGCGGAGCACGACACCCAGGCAAAGGTTCTAAAAAGAGTACTAGAAAAGCTAAAAGCAAATGCAAACCTCAGCAAGCAAGTCTCTCCAAGTTTTGAAAAATATGCAACAGGTGTCGTGACGACTGCAAGCATCAAATCCAAGAACCCTGCACTAAGAGCACCCATGGAGCGAGACACACAGGCTGCTACCCGTGAATATGAAATGATGAGAAGGAGCCGAGAAGACGCTGTTGTCAAGTCTGTCAAAAAGAATTCTAGGTCAGCCTCCCCATCCAAAAAGCTAGAGCAAGAGGGAAAGAATCTTGTAGACGGCATAGAGATGGGCGTAAGAAGCGGAGCTGACGACGTCTCTGCGGCAGGACAATCCCTGGGCCAAGCCGCAGCCGATGGAATTTACAGGGTATCCCCAACTAGGGTTACTACAAATAAAAATACTGCAATGGCTGCTCAGAGGGACAGGAACCGCGGCACTGACGCCACAGGCCTAGGTCTCTTAGGCAAGGTAAAGTCTGGCCAAGCCTCTGACGTGCAGACACGAAAGTTAATTCAAACTACGAATAACACAAGCTCTAGTATGGGTAACCTAGGTGGCAGTATTATGCAGGCTTCCTTCGCCTTTAGCAGCATGACAATGCTATTTGGTTCGATGGGGATTGAGGTAGGAAATCTTAACGAAATAGTGTTCGGACTATCTAACGCAGCATTCGCCCTAAGTCTTATCTTACCATTAGTGACAACTTTGTTTAAGAAAATGGCTGCTAGCATGGCTGGAAGAAACATGGCGGAGATCTTTTTAGGGGCTCCAGGTAGGCTGGGGGCAAAGGTTGCCGGAGCTAAGGCTACGGCCGGAGTGACGAAAGTCATGGCTGGCGGTCTGAAGAACACTTGGAAAAATCTTAGTACGGTAGGGGGCGCTCTGGGGGGTGTCCTAGGTAAGATCGTTCCCCTGTTCTTAAGGTTCGTTCCCTTTCTTGGGTTAGCCATAGCTGCCTTTGGAATTTTTAAAACTATTGGAGACATTGCGGAGCAGCAAAAGCAAAAGATAGAGGGGCTGGGTAACGCAGCATTCGCAACAGGGGAAAAGCTAAAAAACATTTCTGGCCTTATAGGTGTAGCTCTTGCGAGAGACCCAGACCGTAGAGGACAAGTAACATCCGTAGAAGGGCTGGGGGCTGGAGGGGCTCAGCGCGTTCAGGCGATAAGAGAGACTGAAGAGTTTAACAAACTAAAGGGTGAAAGTTCTGACAAGGGTGGCTTCAAAGAAGACATCGAAAACATAAAAAAGGCAACCGTAGAGCAGGCCAAGGTGGCGCTCGACAACCTGGCTCTTCAGCTGTTGGCCCTCTCCCCAGAAGGAACAGACCCCGCAGTAATTCAAGAATACGTAGCAGCAATTGCTGCGGAAGCAGGGCAGACAGATCTGGACCTCTCCTTTATCCTGAGTGTAGACTTGTCAGACCCAGAACAGTTCGATAAGTTAGTGTCTTCTGCGACAAGCTCTTTTTCAAAGATTCAGTCAGAGTATGAGTCGTCATTAGCTAATGTTAAGAATGCAAATTTTTTGCCAAAAGACCTGCTACCTCAGCTAAACATGCTAGGCTCCGAGTATTCTTCGGTGTTTGAGGCACTAAATACTGGATTCTCTTCTGGTGTTATCGAGCAAGATGCTTACGAGAAAGCAACAGAGGGGCTTCTCTCAAACGTTGCTTCTCTAGGCACAGGTGCCAAGGTCGTAATGGACAAGCTTTTCGAAAATGTGGGAATAGATCCAAAAGAATTGAGTGGGATACAAGATGTTAATGATAAGATGCTTGCATTCAAGGTTCTTCAAGCTGGAGGCAATGTATCCGATGAAGATCTTTTTGCCCTAGATAACGCAGATGATTACAGTGCAACTCAGGACGAGATTAATGCCGGCGCTGAGGTTAGGACTGCCCTCGAAGAGCGCCTAGCCGCAAGCATAGCCAATACTACAAATGCTCTGCTGGCAAAGGCCGAAGGAGAACGAGAAGTAAACATCCTGACGTCGACAGCAGCAATCGATGATGAAATAGCTGCGAATGAAGCGTTGCTTGGCCTTTACCCAAGGCTTTTGGAGTCGCTGGGGAGTGAGGAAGAAGCTCTTAAAGCGGTTACTGACGCACAAAAGCTAAAGCTAATACAGGATGCAATCGAGCAAGATCTGACGAAGGGCACAACTGAAAACTACGATAACGTAATTTCTGCGCTGAGCTCCTTAGCTGAATCGCAAGAAGCCGTTAACGACGTAACGTCTAGGTCAAACCTTCTTACAGAAATCGCAAACCTCAGAGAGAAAAACTCTGTCCTTGCATGGTTGACCAGTAATGGACTCTCAGTTGCTAAGGCCATGGAAGTTATAGGAAATGCTACACTTTACGCCGGAGCTGCAGCCTCCATGGCTGGGGAAGAGTTTGAAGAATTCAAGATTATGATGGAAGAGTTCAACACTCTTTCTTCGAATATAACAGTCTCCAGTGGGTCAAGAGAGAAGAGTCCATTTGAAGAAGCCATAGAGAACCTTAAGGAGCAGCTAACTCAGTTAAAGCAAAACACAGAGGCCTATGCAAAACTCCGTAAAGCCGGCCTAGGAGTTAAGGATGCTTTTGAAAACGCAAAGGATCCAATATTGGCCGCAGCCTTGGCAACAACCAAAGTTGGCACCGCTGCATGGTCAAAGCTGGTTAACCAAATTAAGGCTGTAAACAAGGAGCTTTCCCGTGGGGCCCTTAAAGAGCTTTTGCAAACAGGAAAAGTAGACCAAGAGCTAAAGAGAAATCAGATTGCAGCTTCAAGCGCACTGACGGCTTTGGGTTACAGTTACGAACAAATAAAAGAAGTTTTATCTAATGATGACCTCGTAAACTCTGTAGCAAAAGACCTAAAAGATGGAGTTATTAACTCAAGAGATTTGCTGAACTCCTTAAAGCAAATACAGATAATGGAGGCCTTAGACGTAAAGCTAAACTTTACCACTAAAGAAGGAACTGAAGAGGAGTTCAAGAAGCTGTTCGATAAAGCGGTAGACTACCTCGAGGCACAAAAAGCAACAATAGAAGTCCAGTTTGAAATAGACACAGCATCCGACAACTCCATCGTCACAGATGCAGAAAATCTAATTGCAACCCTGAGCTTTGCCTTAGACGACCTAGATGCTCAGATTTCAGGGATTGCAGATCAAGAAGAGGACATCAACAAGAAGTACGAGGAGAGAGAAACCGCTCTTGACAAAGTACAGAAGATTAACGAAAAGATTGCTAGGCAGCAAAAGGGGCAGCTAAGCATAGCCGAAGCTCTTTCCCAGGGAGACATAGCCGCTGCAGCAGCCGCGACACAAGAGCTAAGGGCTCAGCAGGCTCAGGACAACAGAGAGGCCCAAAAAGAGTTGCTATCTCTGTCCAAGGACAGGCAGCTATCGGCTCTCCGATCCCTAGACGGTAGGTCTAGACTAGAGATTGAAGCTAAGATAAAAGACATAAAAAATGAGATTTTTAGGATTGAAGAAGATACCTTGGAGCCTGCTCAGGAAAGAATCAGGCTGATTACTGTAGAGAAAGATGCAGCCATAGCATCTCTTGAGGCGCAGATCCGTAAGTGGGATATGCTTTCTGCTAGGGTAACAGAGTCAAAGCTAAAGCTAACCCCTGAGGAAATGTCAGCAATGGAGTACCAAGCAGGTCTGATAGCGGACATGCTAGAAAACTGGGACAAGATAAAGGACAAGACCGCAACCCTGACCATAACTAAAAAGACTGTAGAAAAGAAGGACCCAACTCCTTCCAAGACAGGCTCCGGAGGTTCCGGTGGTTCCGGTGGTTCTGGTAATGGTTCATCTGGCGGTCAGAGCAGAGATGACTTGTTGCCTAATACAGATGACCCAACAAGTATTGGAGGGCCAGAAAATTCTAACGTTCCCAATACAGGACCAACGGGAGCATACGGAGATAACATTTCGGGATTCATAAAGAACCAAGAAAGAGAGACTAAGCCAGCGACAGATAACGTTTCGGGATTCATAAAGAACCAAGAAAGAGAGACTAAGCCAGCGACGAATGGATCTGACAGAAGATTTGAAAATCTAAACCCTGCTAACGCGCCTAAGCCAAAGTCCTCCTCGGTTTCCAAAGCTGACGCAGCAGAGACTACGAGGCTTATTGGCATAACAAGGGACAGAATTATAAGCGGCGATTTCTCAAGCCCAGCCCAAAGGCAAAGGTTGGTAGACCTAAACGTTGCCAGGATAACTGGTCAGAGGGTTGGCTCTGCGGCCGGAGGAATGGTTTTAAGGTACATGGCTTCTGGTGGAATGGTTCCAAAGTATATGGCAGAAGGTGGAAAGCTTATGAAGCCAATGGGCACAGACAAAGTTCCAGCCATGCTAACCCCCGGAGAATTCGTTATTAAAAAGTCTTCAGTTAATAGTTATGGCGTAGAAAATCTAAAATCAATAAATAATGGCCAAGCGCCAGATTCCAATTCAGTGTATAATTATAGTCTAACAGTTAACACGAAGAGCGGCTCTGACCCAGATGACATAGCTAGAACAGTTATGACAAGTCTAAAGAGGGTGGAGTCTCAAAGAATTAGGAGTAGTCGGTACTAATGGCAACCTCAGCTTACATGAGCAACAGAAGTAAGTACGGCCGACCACAGGCCATGCTCTGGGCAGAGAACCCTGGAAGAATAGAGGCAGGGGCCTACATACCTAACGGATACGAGGTGGGGTATGACAACGAAGAAATCTCAGACCTTACCCAGTTAAACCAGTTTTTAATATTGTCGGACCATAGTCGTTCACCTCTTGATTTTAGTATAGATAGAATAGAGCAAAGGCAAAGAATGATCAACGGCAGGATGAGGTCATATCATATTGCTGATAAGCTCAAGGCTTCCCTGTCTTGGAGCATGCTACCATCTAGATCCTTTAAGGCCGCTCCTTCATTCTCAGAAACAGGCACCACGGACTATTCTGTTGACGAACGCTACACTGTAGACGGGGGCGCTGGTGGGGTTGACCTCCTTTCATGGTATGAGGCACACTCAGGACCATTCTGGGTTTACTTGGCGTATGATAAGTTTAAGCAGGATGGGGTTGAAGACTACTCTAATCTGGCACAATATAATCAAGTCGTAGAAATGTACATTTCGGATTTTTCGTATAGCGTCGTAAAGCGAGGAACGAGCAACCACGACTTCTGGAACATTTCAGTGTCTTTAGAAGAGGTATAATGTTTGTAAATGATGAGCTAAACAACCATCTGCTAACCTCTCCAACAGTAAAGAGCAATTCCAAGGTAGTTGTAGAGTGGAACCTTAATGCGTACGATAACATTTCTAAGGTCGGCAATTACAGGTACCGTCCACTAGAAGGTCCTTCATCAGAGTTGGGCCACCTTCCATCCTTCTTTGATCCAAGCGACGAAGGCGGGTTCTACACTGGTGCCACGGACTCAGACGTAGTCCTTGACGGCGGCATTGATGAAGATGGCACCCCCATACTATTACAACAGCCTAAGCAAAAAGAAAAGCTTTTATACTCGCTAGAGGATTGCTTTGGAAGGTTCAGGCCAAGATCTGGAATCAACAAGGTTCGTTTTGGAATAACAGGGTTTGTTCATAATGCAAACCGAGACATGGCTAGAAGGCCAAGGTATTATATGTCACACAAGGACGATAAGTTTAAGTACTGGTCGTCTTATCGGGTAGAGAATGATGTAGAGTATGGTATAGCTAATGTATCTCCCCTTGGGATCAATCACATTAATGATGCTGCACCATTTGTTGTTTACGAAGAGCCCATAGCCACGAACAAGATCGTAGTCAAGGTTCAGACAAATGTTGGGGCTGTAGAATCACAAAGAGTTCTTAGCATTTCTGGTGAGACGGGAGACCCTCTCTTCGGAGACGAAAACAAGACTACCCCCTCTGACTGGGGCATAGATGTCCTAGTCGATAACCAGTGGCAAAACGTAATCAATTTTTTACCAGAAAGTACCAGACCTGACGGGTCTTCAATCATAGGGCCAGACGGCTATATGGAAATCTCCTACGGCTTGATCCTACCTAAAAAGTACCAGCAAATATTTAGCTTTAATTCCGTCTTGTCTTCTTACACAGGGCTACCTAGCTCAGGTTTTGAGGGTGAAGCTTACCTCGTAAAGGACTCAGACTCCGATAAGGGGCTTTACTATGTTTGGCTAAACAATGGGTACGAGCAATTCGTACCAGAGTATGGGTGGAAGCTTTCTGAGCAAGACGCCTCTCCAGAGTCAGAATTTGTTTCAAATATAGGAAACCCAGAGTCGTTCGTTGTCCCAAGCCAAAATGCTTTACAATTTAGAGAGTTCCAATATATTTCTGGGATAAGAGTTGCAGCAAGAAGAATGAACAAGTTCAATTCAGTATTAGATCTAATAGAGATATCCCCCAGGTTATCCGTAGACATAACGGAGATAACAAATAGCTATAATCTATCAAAGATAGCATCTGACTTAGGTAGTACAGGCCTTCCTGTAGGACAGCTCCTAGCTTCTGTAGGCTCCTTAGAACTGTTTGACCCAGACCAAGCTTTCAACAAGAGTAACGATAAGACTATCGTACCTTTTAGCTCCATAAAGAACATGCAGGTAAAAATTTATGATGTAATTTCTTATCAGCAAGACTTGTCATCTAACCGTCAAAACATCTTTTACGTTCCCATAAAGACAATGTACGCAGACTCATTCCCAGAAATATACTCTGATACAAGGTCCGTTTCTTTAGACCTTAGAGACCTATACTTTTACTTCGAGTCCCTTCCCGCTCCAGATTTACTGCTTACAAATGTGTCTTTATCCTCAGCAGTTTCGACACTGTTAGATTATATAGGATTCTCAAATTATGTTTTCAGAAGGTTGCCACTGGAAAGTGAAGATACCATTCCTTTCTTTTACTGCAAGTCAGACAGGACGGTTGCAGAGGTCCTTCAGGACTTAGCCGTATCAACTCAAAGTGCGATGTTCTTTGACGAAAACAATAACTTCGTGGTGACCAGCAAAAACTACATGATCCCATCGTCTGCAGAAAGACCTACAGACATGGTTTTGATAGGTGAAGAATCTTCCGAGCAAACAGAGGAAGACCTTCAAGCTGCAGCTGAATTTGGTATAGTTCCCCCATCTAATCTGCCGAACATTGTTTCCATCTCATCGCAAGATGATGCCATTTTTAATGATGGCAAAATAGTATATAAGTCCCTATACATTCAGAAGAGCCAAGAAAACTCCGACCAAGCCTACAAGCTAGACTCTGGCAAGAACTGGGTATATAAGCCAGTACTTCTTTGGGAGGCAGCTGGAGAAGAAGCATCGAAAGCTAAAAATGAGCAGACCTCTACACAAAACGCATACAGCCTGACGGCCATACCCCTAAAGTCAGATCTATCAGAGACAGTCCCGTATGTAAGAAATGGAGTAGTAGTTTCCAATATCTTAGACCTCGGAGAGTCTGTTTACTGGCTTGGTCGTTACGCTGGATACTTCTATGCTGCTGGAGAGATCATAAGGTTTGACGCTGTGGAGTATAGCATCCCAAACATATCAGACTCCATATGGATAACAAGCATAGATGACTATCAAAACTATTTCTCTAAAATATCTTTTGGTGGTAAAATGTTTCCTACTGGAAGAGTTAGGATTTTTTCACAACCAAATTACAGGACTATCAATGGAGATCTGGTCTTGACCGAGGGTGCCGTGTCTAAACATGGTCGTGGACAGTTTGGCACTGCAATAACTAGCCATTATGCTGGAATAGATTTATCCTGGACCAATGGCTCTAAGATAAACGGAATTGGAATTAACTCAAAATTCCTGTTTGAAAGCAGCGGGGCATCTGAGATTCAGTCTGTAGAACTCCTGCCACCAGCTACACGTACTGTTTATGATAGTATCCTAACCGCCAAGTCAGACATAAAGCAGCTTTATGAAAACCTTAGTTTTTTGGGTGTAAGACTTCTGTCTAGCCCGCTAGATTCAGAGATCACGTCTTCCATGTCGGATATACGTTCTCAGATTTCTGGAAAAGAGAATCTTGTAAAGTCCAGGATGATAGAGTTAAAAGCATATACTGACGTGTCATCCAAGTATCTGAACTCTTCTTCAGCCCTGTCCCAGGCAAGACGTACTCAGGTTACCGACAAGATTAAAAACTTTTTGGCTTATTCTTATTCTTCAGAAAACCCAGAAAGCTCTTCTATGTCGACAGACACGGAGATGGTGCAAGCCTCCGCTCTGATAATGGATGGGGCTAACTCAGACGATGCCAGCTACTCTCCCATAAATCATATCACCTACGCTTTCTCAACGCCTACATTGGTTCCTGGGGAAGTCGCTACTAGCGATACTCTTCATACCCACTTTGGAACTAGGATGCGAATTATTGGACGGGTGTCTCCCTCAAATGAATCTGCTCAGGAAGCCAACGGGGCAATGACATACGTTACCGTAGAGACCACATCTCCAGAGGACAAGGCGAATATAACAGGAGGCAGTGGTGGGATATCTGGATTACTTAATAGTAAAACAGGAGAAGGTTATTACTTTGAGATAGCCGCGCTAGATTCTCTGACTATAGATAAGTACTCTGCTTCAAACATGTTCTTCTACAAGGTTATTTCGAGTGGCTCAGATGCAGAGTCTTCATCCTTGCCTCAGTTATTGTGGAGAGGTGTTTCTGATATTCTGGTAGACGGCGGGGATTTTGTCGGCCAGAGCAGGATCTTTGCACAAGAAAACCAAACGGTGTATGACCTTGCCTTTGAGTACGTTGACAATATCGATGGCACCAGGACTTTCTTCCTTTACTTAAACGGAACACAGGTAGCCACAGTCACGGACACGTCTCCAATTGTCGCTGGCAACTCCTCAGCATTGTTTATTCGCGGAACCTCGAAGTGTATGTTTGAAAATATTTACAGCATGTCAAACAATTACGCAGACAGCCCATCATCAAAGCTGGACCCAGTAGTTAGTTCTGCCTTCGGCGCCGAGGACTTGACGATAAACTCCTCGTTTTCAAAGTATGCCATAAGCGGACTAGTCCAGTCAACGTACCTGTCATCAATTGGCCCATCGAATGTTCCAAAGTACAACATATACTACGATGAGTTTGGAACTATAATGAGAGAGGCCGCCTACCTAAACATTAAGTATGATAAAGCCTTCCCAGCTCTTTACTCTAGGATAATCCCAGGTGCCAGCAAGATTAGAACGTACTGCGTATCGTCCTACTATGGAAGCCCATATGGTGCAGAGTTTTTGGTATTCAATACTACCGATACAGTTATTAGCCTGGATTCAAGCACAAACTCAGCCCTTAGAATTCAAGGTATAACATTTACTCAGCAGTCTAGTAACGAGCTAACTGTTGACGAATTCTTTAACAAAAAGAGTGATCTTTCAAATCCCGTAATAGAAAATGGTGTAGTCGTTTCCTCACCACTATATTCTAAAGAAAAATTCTTGGACATAAGGAACAGCCGGTCGACGTATGGAAGAAAAGAATTTGCCATAGATGCCCCCTACATACAAAGTAGAGACACGGCTAACTCTATGATGAACTGGCTTGCAGAAAAGATCATGGTTCCAAGAAAGTCTTTGGGTCTGAGAGTGTTCTCTTTGCCAACTTTGCAGCTGGGAGATATTGTTAGCGTAAAGTATAGCTCAGATGAAATAGATCAGGTAAGGGAGGGTGACCGCTTTGTTATTTACCAAATAGATCATTCCAGGTCTAGCGGGTCCGTAGAGACGTCAATATACTTAAGTGAGGTAAAGTCCTAATGGTTCAACCAAAAGCAAGTCAAGCTTCGAGGGTAGTCAATGTGGGGTCATCGAATACAGCGGTAAAGATCCCAGAACTTTATAACGTAGATATTAACACTGATGTTGTGCCGGAGTCTGTTCTAGAGTTTCTGCTTTTTGAGCAGATAGCTGGACAAGAGCTTCTGCTAACTTCTAGAACAGACCTTCTTAACGGGCAGAATGTTTCTTATGGAGTTATCAGTAACCTGACTGATCTGCAGCTAGACTATTCTCCGTCAAACATTCTAGCCGTGCCCAACACCTTGCCAGACTTGTTTAAAGTTTATGGTCTAGTTCTTGAGAGTTACGTTCCAGTTTTGGATATAGAGTCTGGTGGGCCTCTGTCAGGCAATGAGTCCCCCAATGCATACATAGACTTGGGAGATGAGTCCACTACAAAGAATCAGCTTATCATAGAGTTTAAAAATATGCAGTCTAATTACGATGTGGAAATTCAGGTCCTTTCTTCTGGTATAATTGAAGATACCGTAATATAAAGCAAAGAGAGTTAAGATGATTACAGATAAAGGAAAAGAAATATTTGGCAAGTACCTGGTAGGTTCTGCACCAGCGTATGCTTCTTACATTGCCATTGGCTGCGGGGCTGCCCCTAACCCCAGTGGATACGAGACAACAGCCGGAGACCTTTCAGCTTGGCCCCAGAAGACTAGCCTAGACTTTGAGATGTTCAGGGTTCCGATAACCTCTAGAGGATTCGTGCAAGACGAAGATGGAAACTCTCAGGTTGTGTTTTCAGCAGAGGTGCCTACCACAGAACGATATGAAATTACAGAAGTCGGCATATTTTCTGCCTCCTCTAACCCCTCCTCTGTTGGTTACGACAGTAGAACTCTTTATGCTTTTACAAGGGAAGAGCCTTGGAAGTACCTGGAAGCGGCTCTCTTTACAGAGGATCAACCTTTAGATAATCTGTCTGCGTCAAAGGATCTGTCTCTTAGCTTTCGTGAGAACCCCGCCATTCAGACTAACGCTACTAACAGAATGTTTAGAGCCGAAAGAGTTGTTCGTTCCGAGCAATCAAGGTACTTTAACAACATGATTATGTTGTCTAGTAATTTTTCTGACTTGTCGGATTCTTCGTCAATTGCTGGGGAATGGGACTTGTCGGATCAAGATAAGATATCTCTTGCAACATCGGTAGACCTTTCCAGGAATTCTCCCCTCGACCAAATCAAGCTAGCCCTATCCGTTGTTGATGTAGATGGAACAGCTGGGGTTGCCCCAAACAGGGTAAGGGTTACCTTAGAATTCACTACGGTTAACAGTGGTGGATCGTTTAGGTTAGACTTTGAGTCAGAGGCTGGAGCTTTTTCACCCAGCAGGTATCGAGTGTTAGAGCAAAGTATCGGTGAAGGTAAGACATATGGAACATTTCTTTGGTCTGCTGTGAACAACGTTAATATTTATGCTGCGGCCGTTGATGAGTCCGGGGAAGTTATTATTGAGTCAGGAACTGACTTACCATACTACTACATTGCCTTAGACGCTATTCGTCTAGAAAACATTGGATCTAAGAATCCACTGTATGCAATGACAGGATACACTGTTATAGAGAACACGGAAAACGGTGTTGCTCGTCCCATAGTGAAGTTACCAAATACATCGGCTATGGTTGAGTTTAGGTTGGGTGTAGGAGTCTTTAATGGCTAATGGAAGAATATTACTAGGACCAGCTTCTTGGGTCGTAAACGAAGACCACGAAGTAAGCTTTAGGTATCGGGTTGTGACAAATGACTTAAACGTTAGGTCTGCATTTTCTCCGACATATGTAGTGGCCGTTCCAGCAGTTGCAGAAATATTCAACACAATAGATTATGGAATAAGCTCTAGAGCTATCGGCTCTCAAAACCTGGTAGACATCGTGTGGTCCCTGTTGCCCAGGTATGACAATATGCCTTATTACGTATTTATTAAAGCCCCTGGGGCAACAGACTTCTCTTATCTTAAATTAACTTACGAAACATCCTTCTCACACATCCTTCCAGCCTCGAGCCCCACGGGTGTCTACAATTTTACAGTGACAATGCCAACAACTGGCAAAACAGCTTTAGCAAATGCAATACTTTTTTCAGCCACAGTAACGATTTAATGGTATACTAGGAGAACTATGGCAAAGATTCCAACACCAGACAGAGGTCAGCCTCTAGATGTTTCCTACATCTACCAGATGGCTACGGCTATCAATGAGCTATCTTCTCAGGTATCGTCTCCTACTTACAAGTATGCTTCTGTTGACACTTCGAGTGGAACCCAGAACAGTCTGATCTCAAACACAAAGATAGTCGCTGGATCAATAGACATCTACTCAACTCTGACAGACGTGTCCCCAGGCCTTGCTATTGACAAGTCTTACTCCTTTAACACTGGGGAGTTTAAGTATCCACCGATTGTAACAGCAAGCCCAGTTCTAACTTCAAAGTCCGAAAACGGTTCAGACCTTAGCGTTACAATTAAGCAGATCACTACCTCTAGGGTTGATCTTACGGTGACATTCTTTGGAACTGGTAAGGCTGCCTTGAAGGTAAACCTTATTGCTATTGGCCTACCGCTCTAGTCGTTAGCCCCCATGCCTCCCAACCCAAAGCGCGGATACAGGACTCGAGAAGAGTATAACGAGGCATCTGTGATACCGGGGAATAAAAAAGTATACTTCTTAAACGGTAAGCTGGTCAGGGCTTATCACATCAATAGGTCTAATGGCATAATGTCTGTCTACAACATAATCGATGACCAAATAGAGAGCTGCCTTATTAGTGATTTTAAAAAGAATCGTGAGAAGGCATACACTGTAGGTGAAACCGCAGACTTAGTGAACAGACATAAGAAGTACATGCCATCGCTGATGAAGCGTGAGGAGATCCCCAGGCCTACGGGAAGTCAAAAAGGTGGGGCAACAGGCTGGCAAGTGAGAAGTTATTATTCAGAGTCACAAGTAAAAGAGATACGAGACATTCTTGCATCTTATCATATGGGTAGGCCAAGAGGTGACGGCCTCCTTACGAACAACATAACACCTACGGCTCCAGAGTTGACAAGGCGCATGGGGCATGGTATGCTTACATATACCAAGACAGAAGATGGAAGATTTATTCCTACTTGGTCGGAGAGTATTTAAAGACATTTGGGTATTGCATGTCTTCCAGATCTGTGGTACTATGTATTACAATAAGTTCTATGAGAGGGACATTATGGAAATCGAAAGTACAAAAATAACGGTAGCATTGGGGTATACCCTAAACCTAGGTAACTTTCAATCATTGAGAGTAGACATTGGAGTAACAGACTCCAAGCGTGACGGAGAAAATACTGACCAAGCCTTCGATCGGATTTACGCATTCGTAGAAAGTAAACTTGGAGATAAGGTTGCTGAGGCATCCCAGGAGCTAGAGACTAAGTAATGGCAGATCGCAAGGAGAGGTTCTCCTTGCTCAGCCGCTACAGCAAGCATCATACTGCACGTTATGAGCAAAGACCTCAAATCAACCTAAACGTAGAACAGTGGGCAGCCGATGCCCTAATTGAGTCATACACTTTACAAGGATGCTATGACCTGCTAGAATATTATTTCGAAGTAGCTCAGAATCCAGCGTGGAAGTATTTTGCCAACTATGCGCAAGATATAATTTCAAAGCGTGACCAGTACAACCAAGATCTAATCGACAGGAAGCAGCGCAGAGCTGCAGCGAAGAAGTGGTTAAGTGAGTAATACAGAGTCTAAACTAATATCAGCCGTCCTAGAGGATAAGCAGGTGCACGTTTTGCTACAGGCAAACGTGGACAACCTTCTCCGTACCCATAAAGACATCTGGGAGTTTATACGAACCTACTCCGAGAGGAATGGGTCCGTACCTCCAACTTCAATACTTGTAGAAAAGTTTAGGGACTTTCAGCCTGTCCCAGGAATCGGAACCACTAAGTATCACTTGGAGGAGTTGCAGGCAGAGTATCTTAATGATAGCCTAAAGGACATGATCCGAACGGCAGCATCAGATATTCAAAATGGTGAAGGCGTCAAGGTATTAGAGTCACTCATTACTGACACCTCTGCCCTAAAGAAAAACACCTCTGCCATCAGGGACATCGATGCCACAGACATCGAAGACGCTGTTGCCTATTACGAACATGTCCAAAAGCAAACTGCTCTTGGAGTACAAGGTATTAGAACGGGGCTTCCCGGATTTGACAACTATCTACCAGCAGGAATTACTGCAGGACAGCTAGGGGTGTTCCTTGCGTATCCAGGTATTGGTAAGTCTTGGTTGTCCCTATACTTTGCGGTACAGGCATGGAAGCTCGGCAAGACTCCTATGGTCGTAAGCCTAGAGATGAGTGAGACAGAAGTTCGTAACCGCGTGTTTACAATTATGGGCGAAGGCCTTTGGTCTCACAGAAAGCTTTCCGCAGGTGACGTAGAAGTTGACGACCTGAGAAGGTGGCACAAGAGCAAGCTAGAGGGCAAGCCAGAGTTTCACATCATATCAAATGACTCTGGTGGGGAAGTTACTCCATCGGTTCTTCGAGGAAAGATTGACCAGTACAAGCCAGACTTTATTATCGTTGATTACCTACAGCTGATGTCTCCTAATCAAAAATCTGAGAACGAGACTGTTAGGATGAAGAACCTTTCTCGGGAGCTAAAGCTAATGGCCATCTCTGAGGAGGTACCTATCCTAGCCATATCCTCAGCGACCCCTGACGACGTCACCAAGCTAGATACAGTTCCAACCCTAGGACAGACAGCCTGGAGCCGTCAGATCGCTTACGACGCCGACTGGGTCCTAGCCCTGGGCCGAGCTGCAAACTCCGACGTAATCGAATGCGTATTCAGAAAAAACAGAAATGGGTTTATGGGAGAGTTCCTTGTTCAGGCAGACTTTGACAAGGGGTGGTACAAGTACAAGGACTACGAAGGTGGAAGTTCTTCGTAGTAGATCTATCAATTTTCAAAGATGTCTAGTATAATATATGTATGGAAAGCTATCATCACAAGGCTATAAAGAGTTTTAGTATCAGTGGAGAGATCTACGATGACTCTGAAATAATAAGGCTGCGAGATGAATACTCTAGAGTATTGCACACAGGCATGAGAATTTCTGGATACGTTCCAAGGCTAGACATTTTAGAAGATTTCACAATAGAATACGAAGAAGCAACTCTAATATTTAAATTTAAGCTAACAATATATGGTTCATACATAGGGAAGAAAAAAAGCGAATGGGTGATGGGATTAAACAGTACAGCTCCAGTCTATACTCAGAGGAGCAAGTCAAGCGAGTTATTACGGGATCCGGCCTCACCATAGAAGGCGAAGTCGATATTGACTTCCTACTGTTCTGCCCATTTCACCCAAACCATCGAACTCCAGCTGGAGAAATTGATAAATCCAAGGGCACGTTCTTTTGTTTCTCCTGTCACAAAGTCGCAGACTTAACAGAGTTTGTTATGCACACAACCGGAAGGACTTACTTCGAGTCCGCTAGGTTTATTAAAAGTAAAGAGACTGAGACTAACATAGAGGCAGAGGTGCAGAGGGCTCTTACAGAGCGACCAGAGTACGTGCCTTTCGATGAGGTTACTATTCAGCGCCTTTCTCAGCAGGCACTAGATTCCCCAAGGGCGGTCAACTATTACCTTGGCAGGAATATATCTAAAGAGTCCATGGAAACTTTTAAGCTTGGGTTTTCGGAGAAGCAAGACATGGTCACGATACCTGTGCATGCCCCCAACGGGATGGCTGTAGGTTTTGTTGGTAGGTCTATAGAGGGCAAAGAATTTAAGAACACCCCAAAACTTCCTAAAGGCAAAGTCCTGTTCAACCTGCATCGCGTAAAAAACGCAGATAAGATTTATGTTGTGGAGTCCTCATTTGATGCGATAAGATTACATCAATGTGATTTTCCAGCGGTAGCTACGTTGGGATCAAATGTATCCAACATACAAACAGACCTACTACAAAAATACTTCAATAACGTAATAGTTATTGCTGATAATGATGAAGCAGGCGGAAACATGAAAGACAGGATAATTAAAAAACTTGGCTCTAGAGTATCCGTAATACAGTTAGAAAAGCAATACAAAGATATAGGCGATATGTCAGATAACGATATAAGAAACTTAGAGTATTCGTTTGACAAATCAATAGCCAGCATGCTAACATAATACATACAAACAAGGAGAACAAAACATGAGCATTACAAGAGGACTAAAAGACATCAACGCACTACTAGACAAGCCGAAGTATGAATCTAACGGAGAGAAGGTTCGATGGCTTAAGCTTGTAGACGGACAGTCAGCAAAGATTCGATTCATCGAAGAGCTGGACGAAGAGTCCGCAGGTTACGCCGAGGGCAGGGGTCTTGCAATCGTCGTTAAGGAGCACACAAATCCAAAGGACTACAAGCGCAAGGCTTTGGACACCATGGACTCTGAGGGTCGTGACTGGGCAGAAGAGATGAGCCGCAAGGATCCTAAGGCAGGCTGGAAAGCCCGTCTACGCTTCTACTGTAACGTCCTTGTGGATGACGGTCTCGAGCCTCCATACGTTGCTGTGTGGTCCCAGGGTGTCGGCAAGCAGTCGGCATTCAACAACCTTAGAGAGTACGCTTTGGAAACTGGCAGTATCTCTAACATGTCATGGAAGATCAAGAGAAACGGTCAGGGAACAGAGACTAGCTACACCCTGATCCCCACAGCACCAGACTCTGAGCCATTCGACTGGTCAGGACATGAGCCTTTCGATTTGGAGAAGGTCGTAAGACACGTACCTTATTCAGAGCAGGAAAGTTTCTACCTTGGGTTTGACGGCCCATCCTCTGTAACTGCAACCAACATAGACTGGTAATTTATATTAGGAGGGGTGGCCACTCGCTGCCCCTCCTTTTACACGCCCCTATTGACATCACGCGCTCACTGTGCAATAATTATTGTACGCATAACAGAGGATCTTAATGAGCTACAACGGCCTGCACGTTCACACACACTACTCGCTCTTTGACGGGATTGCTACTCCTCAGGAGTATGTTGACCGTGCCAAAGATTTGGGCATGTCTGCCATTGCTATTACAGACCATGGATCCCTTTCTGGACACAGAGAGTTTTATCGTATGGCTAAGGACAAGGGGATTAAACCTGTCCTTGGCGTAGAGGCCTACATCACAGCCGATAGGTTCGACCAACGAGGTAACGATGCTCGCGACGGATTACTAGACTTAGTTTACAACCACGTAATTATTCTTGCAAAGAATAAGGTTGGGCTTTACAATTTAAACAAGCTAAACGAAATTGCTTGGACAGAAGGTTTCTTCAAGAAGCCACGTATTGACTACGAGGTGTTAGAGAAATATGCGGAAGGCCTAATCGTTCTTTCCGGATGCCTCTCTGGTGCTCTAGCAAAAGCTATTGAGGCAGAAGAGCTTGCGGAAGCAAAAACTATTATTGAGTGGCACAAGAGGGTCTTCAAGGACGACTACTACATTGAGGTTATGCCACACAACGGGGAGGCTGTTAACAAGCAGCTTCTAGCTTTGGCAGACCAGTACAACGTAACCCCAATCATCACCCCAGACTGTCACCATGCTGATGCGGGGCAAAAAGAAATTCAGGAGCTTAAGCTTATCCTTAACAGCTACTCTAATAAAGTACAGAAGGATGTTACTTACAACAAGTCTTTAAAGCATGACAGCCTAATGGATAGACTAGATTACCTGTACGGCGAACGCCAAATATCATTCGCTAAGTTTGATATTCATCTTCTATCTGATGAAGAGATGCGTTCTGCTATGGTTTCACAAGGTGTTGACCGAGAAGACATGTACACTGCAACCCAAGAAGTTGCCGATAAGGTTCAGGACTACGAGATAGAAGACTACGCAGACTTGCTACCGGTTCAGTACCAGGATCCTAATGGCGAGCTGAGGATGCTGGCTGAGCAGGGGCTCAAGAAGCGTGGCGTTGATTCCCAAGAATATCGTGATAGGTTAGACGAAGAGCTTAAGGTTATTCAGGACAAGAACTTTGGTCCATACTTTCTCGTTGTTAGGTCTATGATTTCTTGGGCTAAAAAAGAGGGGATCATGGTTGGTCCTGGTCGAGGTTCTTCTGCTGGATCGCTTCTGTGTTACGCATTAGAGATTACAGACATTGACCCCATCGTTCATGGATTGCTCTTCTTTAGATTCATTAACCCTGAGCGTAGCGACTTCCCAGACATCGACACCGACATCCAGGATTCTCGAAGAGAAGAAGTAAAGGACTACCTTGTAAGGCAGTACAAGCACGTGGCATCCATTGCTACTTTCTTGCAGTTCAAAGATAAGGGGGTAGTCAGAGACATCGCCAGAGTCCTTCATATACCTCTTACAGACGTCAACAAGGTCCTAAAGGTTATTGATACGTGGGAAGACTATTGCCGATCCCGTCAGGCCGAATGGTTCAGAGAGAAGTACCCAGAGATTGAGGTCTATGGAGAGCAGCTACGTGGACGAATTCGTGGGACTGGCATACACGCAGCTGGTGTTGTGACGTCAAAGCAGCCTATCTTCAAGTTTGCCCCTATGGAGACTAGGGTCTCTCCTGGAACTAAGGAGAGAATCCCTGTGGTAGCCGTAGACATGACCGAGGCAGAGCGTATTGGTCTAATCAAGATCGATGCTTTGGGCCTTAAAACTCTATCAGTCCTAAGAGACACCCTAGACATAATAGAGGGGCGTCACGGAAAGAAGATTGACCTACTAGAAATTGACATGGACGACTCCAATGTTTACAAAATGCTATCAGACGGGTATACCAAGGGGGTATTCCAGTGTGAGGCTACCCCGTATACAAATCTTCTAGTTAAGATGGGCGTCAAGAACTTCTCTGAGCTAGCAGCTTCTAATGCTTTGGTCCGACCAGGTGCCGCAAACACCATTGGTAAGGACTACATCGCTCGCAAGCAAGGAAGACAGAGCATTAGTTACCACCACAAAGTCTTTAAGGAGTTTACGGCTGAAACTTACGGCTGTGTCTTGTATCAGGAGCAGGTCATGCAGGCATGTGTATACCTAGGCGGTATGAGTATGTCTGAAGCCGACACTGTTCGTAAGATTATTGGAAAGAAGAAAGACGCTAAAGAGTTTGACGTCTTCAAGGATAAGTTCGTAAAGGGTGCATCTAACTACCTAAGCCCTAATGCTGCACTAGACCTTTGGACAGACTTCGAGGCTCACGCTGGGTATTCGTTTAACAAGTCTCACGCCGTGGCGTACTCAACTCTTTCCTATTGGACAGCATGGTTAAAGAATAGATACCCACTAGAGTTTATGTACTCTATCCTTAAGAATGAAAAGGACAAGGACGCCAGAACAGAATACCTAATTGAGGCTAAGCGTATGGGAATATCTATCAAGCTTCCTCATATCAATGATTCAGATGCTGACTTCAAGATCGAAGGTAAGGGCATCAGGTTCGGACTCACAGGCATAAAGTATATCTCAGACAACATTGCCGAGAAGTTTTTAGCAGTGCGTCCATTCAAGTCTTATAGCGACCTAGAGGCCTTCACTTCCAAGAAGGGCAGTGGTGTCAACAGCAGGTCCCTGCAGGCCCTACGGGTAGTCGGTGCAGCAACATTCGAAGACAACCCTCGTAAGGACGATGAGATTCGTGAAAACCTTTACGAGTTCCTGAACCTCCCAGAGTTTAATATATCTGTGCCACAACACTTTCACGCATTCATTAATGATGTTGAAGACTTTGACGACAAGGGATCCTTCATACTTATGGGCATGGTCAAGAGTATAAAGAGGGGACCTGGATGGTCAAGGATAGAGTTGCTAGATAAGACTGGTAGTGTTGGCATCTTTGACGACGAGCAGACGACTATAGAACCAGGGAAGACCTATCTATTACTAGCAAGTGACAACAGAGTTCTTAATGCGATACAGATTGACGACATTGGTAAGGTGGAGTCATCACTAATTAAATACTTAAACTACAAGACTCTTCCTTTTAAGGGTGATGAGATGTATGTTGTGTCGTTTAAATCACGGGTAACGAAGGCAGGAAAGAAAATGGCATACCTAACCCTTGCAGATACCGCCAGAGAGCTTCACCCCGTAACGGTGTTCCCAACCCAGTTCTCAAAGGCTTACATGAAAATAAAAGAAGGCAGCTCGTATGTCTTCAGCTTCGCAAAAACAAAAGATGGAACAATAATTATGGAGGACGTACATGACAACAATTGATGAGGCTCTAGCTTTATTAGATCCAAAGTTACGAAAGAAGGTGGCACCAGCGGTGGGAATCAAGACAGAGTTTCAGAAGACTCCTAGCCCAGGTCTTAATAAGGCCTTGGGTGGTGGGTTTCCGTATGGCAGACAGGTTCTTCTTTGGGGGAGCAAGTCTAGCGCCAAGTCTTCTCTGTGTTTGCAGACAATCGGGTTGGCACAAAAAGAAGGAAAACTTTGTGCTTGGGTTGATGCAGAGATGTCATACGATGCAGAATGGGCTGAGAGGCTAGGGGTAGACCCCACACAGCTGATTTACTCAGAGGCAAGGAGCATCAACGACATGGTAGATGTTGTCGTAGCCCTGCTGCATGCAGGCGTAGACATGATTGTGATAGATAGTATAAGCTCTCTTCTTCCAGCGGTATACTTCGAGAAAGACTCTACAGAGTTAAAGCAGCTGGACAACACTAAGCAGATTGGGTCAGAGTCAAAGGACCTAAAGCATGCTTGGATGATGATTAACTATGCGAATAATCAGGAGAAGCCAGCTCTGATTGTTGCTATCTCTCAGGCTAGGAATAACATTACAGCAATGTATACTCAGTCTATTCCAACTGGAGGTAATGCAACTCAGTTCTTCTCCTCAACTATCGTAAAGCTGTTCTCATCCTCGTCTGATGGTCAGGCCATTAAAGGCAAGATTCAAGTTGGAGACAAGCTTATAGAACAAAAGCTAGGTCGGACAGTTCGCTGGGAGGTTCAAAACTCTAAGACCTCTGCACCAGGAGAGTCTGGAGAGTATGGGTTTTACTATAAGGGAGACCTTATTGGAATCGATGTTATTGGAGACCTTGTAGATACGGCAGAGATGGTGGGCTATGTGGAGCGTACAGGTGCTTGGTACATCCTTCCAGACGGTACAAAGGTTCAGGGAAGAGACGCGTTCGTAAAGCGTGCCAGAGAGGACTCTGCCCTTCAGCAAGAGCTTAGGGACAAGGTCAATGGGCTCTAGCCGATACAGCACATACACCGGAAAGTTTAACTGTCATGTATGCAAGGACCCCGTGACCTCACTTAGGCATTATCCAG